TGCCTTTTACTGCTGCGCCATATCCACGCATTTCTATCCCAGAAGACTTAGGCTCTTTACAAGTACCAAAGCTAACACCGTTAGGAATAGGATCGCGTATCCCAGCTTCTCTGGCTGACTTATGGGTGGAATATTCTCCCGACTCCATAGCTTCAGTTCCATCAATCGTTTTGCCATCCATTGTGTGAGGTTTAGCATATGCACTCGCAGGTTTAGTATTTTTCATTTACGACCCCCTTGATTGTTGGCGCGGGCCATGTTTCGTCCTTCTTGTTTCATCGACTCACTTGATACGCCAGCAGCCAAACCACCTTTAGCAAGCTTAGTCATTTTTGCACCTTTGTGCATATGTTTCTCATGCTTGTGGATTTCTTGATCTGCAATTTTCTTTACGGTTTTCTTTTCCATGATGTCCTCACGTAGATGATATGGTGCATGTACCAATAGCAAACTGAAGGGTTAAATAATTAGGTGTCAGCCCTGCGTCGTTTGCCTCTGAACCACCTATCGGATTCCAGCCCCATTGTATAACGCGACTGCCTTCTTCGGGATATCCTTGTTGCGTAACAGCGTTTCCAGTTGTTGCCGTATTTGTCAGTATCCCACTCTGTCCTGAAGCGTAATAGCTCACATCAGGTCTGGGTTCACGCACTGCTTGAGGATCATATACAGGATATAAACCTAATGACAACTGTGGCTGATCTGGGTCCCAACATTCTGGACAAACTTTAATTTGAAAGAGTTTAGTTTTAATAATCTCTTTCTTAAGTTGCTTTAACTTAAACCGTTGCCCACACCTATCACATTCAGCAATCGCATATTTACCACTTGCATATTGCGTTGCCATATCAAGAGTAGAACTGCTGACGTGGGACTAAGCGTAAAGACGCTTTTTCTCTATCTTCTGTTGAAGCTAGTTCCCATTGTTCATTGTACGCAAGCTTTAATTCCGTTGAGCGCTGCATAGCCTCTGGAATTTTAAGCGATAAATAATAAGTCAATCCTGCAATTATGCATGGCAAAAATCGAAATGGAATATCTTCGTTATATGCTCCAGCCGTTGTGTCTTGGATTCTACGTAAGCGCCAGTACACAAACGTGTAAGAAGTGCCACCATCAGGTGTAGGCCACACGTTGATACTATTTACGTTATATACAGAAAGAAATGATCCTGCGGCCTGTGCTGCTGCGGTAGTTCCATTCTGCCCCCGCGCACAAAGGTTTAAAGTATTGTTCTCAATATTATTATAGGAGATTTGCTCTCCATTGATGGTGACATATCCAGCGGAAGCCAAACCAACAGAACTACTGATAGGTATAGAAGTAGCAGTAGAAGTAATTGCACTTGTGGTTTGTATAGTGGTTGCATTAGTTTGCGCCGATTGTCGATTAATCCAAACTTGAATCGGACGCCCCTGAGCCAACTTGTTTGGAATCGTGGAATACATCGTTTCAGATATCCGCGTAATGTTGATATCTATCTGATTGTTTGTTCCTTCATTAGTACGCACTACATGGTCAAGAAGATCAATAGTATCATCAGGCAAAGGATAAGATACTTGACCCGTTACTAGTGGTATCTCGCCTTGCTGAATGGTCCAAAGATTAATCCCGCGATTAGCCCATTCAATCGTCAACAAGTTCATGCTACGCCGTGCGGTACGGAGTTGATATCCTGTACGCATCTCGACACCGCACCGTTCGTAAGCTTCTTCAGCTATTTCATTGAACGGTAAATTAAATGCTGACGTACCGCTTGTAGTCATTTTATGCCTGCGATGTAGTTACTGCGGCTTGTTCCTCTGCAACAACAAGTGTTGGTTCTGCTGGTGTTGGTTCTGTTGCAACACTGGGTTCTGCCGCAGTAACGGGAGCAACTTCTTCAATGGGATCGGAGGTTTGTACGGGGGTTTTTGCATCTACGTGTGCCTGAAGTGCGTCAATAATAGGATCAAGATGTGAGTGAGCATTTGCCCCAAAACCGCTAAACAAATATTCAACATGGCCTTTTAACGCATCAAGAATTGCTTCTGCTTCTTCTTCAGCTAATTTTAACCAACTCATTTTGCAGCCCTCATATTGTCAACAAGATTTGGGTAGGGTCTACCCGCAGCTTTAGCCATTGCCTTCGCTTTAGCTTTTTTGGTTGAACTTAATTTCTTAGGTTTACCTAACTCTTTTGGGCGCGGCTTTTCCCACACCTTCCCGCCCTTTGCATATTGCGTGAAGTCTGTGTCATCCCGTCTTGCCTTCTTCTTACCCGAAGGCATCTTAGACGGTTCAATCGCGCCCATACCACGCGAGGCCATCATATTATTTAGCCTTACCGCCGCCACACATATGATGTACATGTTCGTGGTGATGCTTATGCCCATGCATCCCGCCGTCATGCTCTTTTAAATGTTTTTCAACATGCTCATGATGATGAATATGACCACCATGTGCATGATGACCATCATGCTCTTTCATATGATGTGCTACGTGTTCGTGATGATGTTTATGTCCGTGTGCCATGATTTACCTCTTAGCAGAATTTGGTTTTAGTATGACCACGTTTAGCAATCCCATCACCGCGATGATGAGCTTCAGAACTTACGTGACCACCTTTGGCATACTTTTTAACATGACCGCCTTTCTTCATGCCTTCTTTTTCAAAAGCTTTCATATTCTTTTCAGATTCAATACCTTCAATTTTTCCTGAATCACCAAAGTTATGACCACGGGTATGTCCACGTTTTTGAACTTTAGATTCGCCATGCGCGCCATGTTTGTTAGAACCGGCTTCTACATCCTCGTGCATATTGCGTGGTCCCATAGATTCAGCAACGCCACCTTTTGCCATCTTCTTAACATGACCGCCATGAGCCATGTGATGGTGATGTTCAGCCATTGATAAATGGTGTTCAGCAAGATGTTTATGATGTGTTTTAGACATCCCGCCATGTTTCATTCCGGGAGCGCCCATAGGTGCAGCAGGGGCTGCCATTGCGGGGGCCGCAGGACGGCGACCACGGCGGGCTGCCATCATCAAAGCAGCTACACGCGGGTCCATTGCTGCTCCACCATCAGCCATTTTTTTGGAATGATGTGATTTAGCATGACCGCCTTTAGCCATCTTTTTAACATGCCCACCGCGCTTCATTTCATGCGCTTCTTTCTCTTCTTCATCTGCAATATGACGAAGTTCTTTTGCTTCTTTCATTTCTTTAGCTTTCTCATGCTTCATTTGACCACCTCTTTTAAAAGTTTTGCCCTTATCGGCTTTTGAAAAGTCCTCACCTACTGACTGAGGTACACCTACCTTCTTTGCAAATGCCTTATTATGGGCAATCGCTTCCATAAAATTGTGTTGTTTTTTAGTGCTGCTCGGCATAATGTCTAACCTCTAAAACTTTATCCATTTTGGTTTCAAGCTTGTTAAAACGTTGATCCATATGTTGAATAAGTTTATCAATTTCTTGATTGGTTACGTTGTCCCGTGCAATTTCTTCGCGGGTTCGGTTTAACAAAATGTTCAAGCGTCCTAATTCACTTGATTTTTCTTTGGCTATAAAACCTAATACGCCAAGCAATAGTGTAAGGCCAAAGTTCCATACCATCATAACGACATTATTATCCATTTAACATTTCCATGCACGTAAGCTTTTGTTAATACGCGAATTAGGGTCATTAGCAGTTTTAGAACTAGTTAGTTTTTTCTTCATCCCTTCCATTCGCGCACAAAAACTTTTTTTACGCGAACCCCCTTCAGGTTGAGGGGCTTTGATGTTATGCCCCTCTGCTTTCAAACTTGCTCTGCCCTTAGCGTTTAAACCGCCATTGGGGTTTTTGCCTTCTTTACGTGTCCAAGCTCCAGCCATTTTAAGACATAGCCTCCGCACAAATTACGTTCACACTTACTTTGTTTTGCGTATTTGCAGGTGATGTAATCGCCACCGTTATAATGTCTGGAATGTTTCCTTGAATTGAAGTCAACACAGGGAAGAAAAATGAAAGATCAAGCTGTTGCAATCCACCAGATGGAGAGAGCGGGAATGCATAAACTAC